AGGCGGCCGGGTTTCTGGAGGCAAAACAGGTGGCCGGTGCCGTGAGCGACGCGCTGGAAGGTGCGGAGATGACGCTGGCTCGGGGGCGCGCAGTGGCGGTGCAGTTCTGGCGCGCCCGGGCCCGGCGCGAGACCCGTGGCAGCCGCCGTCGGATTGATCTGACTTTTCGCGCGCGTGTCGATGACGGCGCCTAACCCAAGGATGATGGAGTAAGACCAATGGCAGTGCAGAACGGCAAGGACCTGCTGATCAAGATCGACCTCAACGGCAGCGGCAATTTCCAGACCGTGGCGGGGCTGCGGGCCACGCGGGTGAGTTTCAACGCCGAAAGCGTGGATGTCACAAGCCTCGAATCCGCCGGGGGCTGGCGCGAATTGCTGGCGGGTGCCGGTGTGAAATCGGCGAGCATCAGCGGCTCGGGCATCTTTCGGGATGCGGCGAGCGACGCGCGGGCGCGGCAGATCTTCTTTGATGGGGAAATGCCGGATTTTCAGGTGGTGATCCCCGATTTCGGCACCATCGAGGGGCCGTTTCAGGTGACGGCGATCGAGTATGGCGGCACCCATGACGGCGAGGCGACCTATGAGCTGGGCCTCGCCTCGGCGGGGCGGCTGAGCTTTACGGTGCTGTGAGCATGGCGAACCCCTGGGCAGGCGAGGTGGCGCTGGTGATCGGCGGCGAGCGGCATGTGATGCGGCTGACGCTGGGGGCGCTGGCCGAGTTGGAGGCGGCGCTGGAGCAAGGCTCGCTTGTCGATCTGGTGGCGCGGTTCGAGGAGGGGGCGTTTTCGACGCGTGATGTGCTGTCGCTGATCGTGGCGGGGCTGCGCGGCGGCGGCTGGCGCGGGTCGGCGGCGGATTTGCTGAGGGCCGAGATCAAGGGCGGGCCGCTGGCGGCGGCGCGCGCGGCGGCGGAGTTGCTGGCGCGCGCCTTTGCCCTGCCCGAGGCGGGCGCATGAGCGATCGGTTCGACTGGCCCGCGCTGATGCGCGCCGGGATGCAGGGCCTTGGTCTGCGCCCGGCGGAGTTCTGGGCGCTGACGCCCGCAGAGTTGCGCCTGATGCTGGGCGAGCGCGAGGGCGTGCGCCCGATGGCGCGGGACGGGCTGGAGGCGCTGCTACGCGCCTTTCCCGATGAGCAAGGAGAGATGAGCGATGGATGAGCTGGAGCGCGCCGATGATCTGGAGGCGCAGATCACCGCACTCGACGACGCACTGGGGCAGGCCACCGGCATGGCGGCTGCCTTCAACGCGGAACTGGGCCGGGTGCGGGGCGGATTCGCGAGCGCGGGGCAGGATGTGCAGACGCTCGACCGGGGGCTGAGCCGGGGCCTGCGCTCGGCCCTGCGGGGTGCTGTGGTGGAGGGCGATTGCCTGTCGGACAGCCTGCGCCGGCTGGCGACGATCATGGTCAACACCGCCTTCAACGACGCGACGCGCCCCGTGACGGATCAGTTGGGCGGGCTGATCGCGCAGGGCGTGGGCGGCCTCGTGCAGGGGCTGTTCCCGTTCGCCAAGGGCTCGAGTTTCTCGCAGGGGCGGGTGCAGCCCTTTGCCACTGGCGGGGTGGTGAGCGGGCCGGTGACCTTTCCGATGCGCGGCGGCACCGGGCTGATGGGCGAGGCGGGGCCGGAGGCGATCATGCCGCTGAGCCGTGGCCCGGACGGGCGGTTGGGCGTGCGCGCGCAGGGCGGCGGCACTGTCAGCGTGGTGATGAATATACAGACGCCGGACGTGGACGGGTTTCGCCGCAGCCAGGGGCAGATCGCAGCGCAGTTGGGCCGCGTGATCGGGCGCGGCGGGCGCAATCGCTAGAGGGGAGAGGGACATGGGATTTCACGAGGTCAGGTTTCCGGCGAGCCTGAGCTTCGGCTCGCTCGGCGGGCCGGAGCGGCTGACGGATATCGTCACGCTCGCCAACGGGTTCGAGGAGCGCAACACGCCCTGGGCGCAGGCGCGCAGGCGCTATGACGCGGGGGTGGCGCTGCGCTCGCTCGACGATATCGAGGCGTTGATCGCGTTTTTCGAGGCGCGGCGCGGGCAGTTGTTCGGCTTTCGATGGAAGGACTGGACCGATTTCAAGTCGGGCCGGGCCAAGGCCACGCCGGATTACCTCGATCAGGAAATCGGGGTCGGCGATGATGCCACCGTGGCGTTTCAACTGGTCAAGACCTACCGCTCGGGCGAGCAGGTGGCGGTGCGGCCCATCGTCAAGCCGGTGCAAGGCAGCGTGCGCATGGGGCTGGCCAATGTCGAGATGCGCGAGGGCGTGCATTACGAGGTCGATACCACGACCGGCATCGTCACGTTTTCCGAGCCGCCCAACCGCGATGTGGCGATCACGGCGGGCTATGAGTTCGACGTGCCCGTGCGGTTCGATACCGACCGAATCCAGACCAGCCTTGCCAGTTTTCAGGCCGGTGAGGTGCCCAATGTGCCGGTGGTGGAGATCCGGGTATGAGCGGGCTGTTGGCGCATCTCGGGACCGGGCTGACGACGACCTGCCGCTGTTGGGCGCTGACGCGGCGTGACGGGATGGTGATGGGATTTACCGATCACGACCGGGCGCTGGCGTTCGAGGGGATCGCGTTTCGTCCCGATACCGGGCTGAGCGCGCTGGCCTTGCAGCAGACGACGGGGCTGTCGGTGGACAACACCGAGGCGTTTGGGGCGCTCAGCGACGCGGCCATTCGCGAGGCGGATATCGAGGCGGGGCGCTATGACGGGGCGGAGTTGCGGGCCTGGCTGGTGAACTGGCAGGACGTGGACGCGCGCGCGCTGATCTTTCGCGGCACGATGGGCGAGTTGCGACGCGCGGGAGGGGCGTTCGAGGCGGAATTGCGCGGGTTGACCGATGCGCTCAACGTGCCTTTGGGGCGAGTGTTTCAGAAGAGTTGCAGCGCGGTTCTGGGGGATCGCGACTGCACCTTTGATCTCAATACGCCTGGGTATGTTTCGGAGCGATCTGCCGAGGTCGTCGAGGAGAATCGTGTCTTTCGCTTCGCCGAGATGGGCGGGTTTGAAGACGATTGGTTTCGGCACGGGGTGATCCGGGTGCGGAGCGGGGCGGCCACGGGGCTGATCGGGCTGATCAAAAGGGACCGTATGGAAGGCGCGGGCCGGGTGATCGAGCTGTGGCAGCCTTTTGGGGCGCAGGTGGTGGCGGGCGATGCGCTGCGGATCGAGGCGGGCTGTGACAAGCGGATGCCCACCTGTCAGTTCAAGTTCGACAACCTGCTGAATTTTCAGCGCTTCCCGGATATTCCCGGCGATGACTGGACGATCACCGATCCGACCAAGAGCCCGGCCCTCGATGGCGGGAGCCGCCGCAGATGAGCGGGCAGGGCGCGCGGATTGTCACGGCGGCGCGGGGCTGGATCGGCACGCCCTACCGGCATCAGGCGGCCTGTCGCGGGGCGGGTTGCGATTGCCTGGGGCTGGTGCGCGGGGTCTGGCGTGAGGTCAAGGGTGCCGAGCCCGAGCGCCCGCCCGCCTATTCGATGGACTGGGCCGAGCCTGCACGGCAAGAGGCGCTGTGGCAGGCCGCCGCGCGGAATCTGCGGGCCAAGGCTCTGCTCGATGAGGCGGCGGGCGATGTGATCCTGTTTCGCATGCGCGAGGGCTCCGTCGCCAAGCATCTGGGCATCGTGGCCGAGACCGGCGCGAGTGCCACGTTCATCCATGCCTATTCGGGGCATGGCGTGGTCGAGACCGCGCTGAGCGCGCCCTGGCGGCGGCGCATCGTGGCGCGATTTCAATTTCCCGAGGAGGGCTAAGCCATGGCAACCATTCTGTTATCCGCCGCGGGGGCAGCGATTGGCGGCGCGGTGGGCGGCACGGCGCTTGGCTTGTCGTCGGTGACGATCGGGCGCTTTGCCGGGGCCGTGATCGGCCGGTCGATCGATCAGCGGCTGCTGGGGCAGGGCTCGGAGGTGGTCGAGACCGGGCGCGTCAGCCGGCTGCGCCTGACCGGCGCTGGCGAGGGTGACGCGATCCCGCAGGTTTATGGCCGCATGCGCGTGGGCGGGCAGGTGATCTGGGCCACCGAGTTTCGCGAGAACGTCACCGTGACGCCGGGCAACCGGGGTGGCGGCAAGGGCACCCCGCGTCCCGCCACGCCCGACACGCGACAGATCAGCTATTCGGTAAGCCTTGCGCTCGCGCTCTGCGAGGGGGAGATCTCCCGGGTGGCGCGGGTCTGGGCGGATGGCACGGAAGTGCCGTTTTCCGGGCTGAACATGCGGACCTATCCCGGCTCGCGCGATCAACTGCCCGACCCGCTGATCGAGGCGGTGGAGGGGGCGGGCAACGTGCCCGCCTATCGCGGCACCGCCTATGTGGTGATCGAGGATCTGGATATCAGCCAGTTCGGCAATCGCGTGCCGCAGTTCAGCTTTGAGGTGTGCCGCCCGTCGCAGGCGGGCACACCGGGTGCGGATCTCGACCCGGTGCGCGCGGTGCGGGGTGTGGCGATGCTGCCGGGGAGCGGGGAATATGTGCTTGCGACCAGCCCCGTCACGATGAATTGTGGGTTTGGTTCGTCGGGCGTCGCCAATGTCAACACGCCCTCGGGGCAGCCGGATTTCGTGACCGCCCTTGAAGGGCTGACCGGGGAGTTGCCCGCCTGTGGTGCCACGTCGCTGATCGTGAGCTGGTTCGGCGATGACCTGCGTTGCGGCGACTGTCGCATTCGCCCGCGCGTGGAGCAAAAGCAGTTCGATGCTATGAGCATGCCCTGGGAGGTGTCGGGGTTGCGTCGCGCGCAGGCGGGAGAGGTGCCGAAGGATGGCGAGGGTCGCGAGGTCTATGGCGGCACACCCACCGATCAGGCGGTGATCGAGGCCATTCTCGCGCTGCAACAGGCGGGGCAGGAGGTGCTCTATTATCCGTTCATCCTGATGGAGCAGATGCCGGGCAACGGATTGCCCGATCCGTGGAGCGATGCGGAGGATCAGTCGGTGCTGCCCTGGCGCGGGCGGATTACCACCTCCAAGGCGCCGGGGCAGGACGGCAGCCCGGATCAGATGGCAGCGGCCGAGGCCGAGGTGGCGGCGTTTTTCGGCACCGCGCGGGCGGCGGATTT